CAAGAAAACCCTGAATTACTGCGTTTAGGAGGTGAAAAACGGTACTGTACGTTCCTGTTTACTGATGTTCGTGGGTTCACGGCCCTGTCAGAGAGTGTAACGCCCGAAGAAGTGGCTTATATAATGAATAAAGCCCTAACTGCACAACAATCAGCGGTATCTCAGTGTTACGGGATGGTCGATAAGTACATTGGTGATGCAATGATGGCTATATTTGGTGCGCCCTTAGACTTAGATAACCATGAGGACTGGGCTATAAAGTGCGCTAAACAAATACAAACTAATATGGAGGAGCTTAATGTTGAGTTTCAATCTAAAGGACTGCCTCCAATTAAAATAGGGATAGGCATTAATAGTGGTAATGCAATTATAGGCAACATGGGTTCAGAGCAAAGGTTTGATTACACCGCTATAGGCGATGCAGTTAACGTAGCGGCTAGGCTAGAGTCAGGAACCAAGGATGCAGGGGTTGACGTTCTAATAGGAGACAATACTGCACAAAATGCCAATATTGAGTTACAATCTCTACCATCTATTAAGGCAAAAGGTAAGTCTAATAAGCTAAAAGTTTACACTATAATTACTAGCGAATAGGAGTAAATATGTTACAAGCACTGATCGGCCCCGTAACGGGACTTCTTGACAAGTTTATAGAAGATAAAGACCAGAAGAATGCTTTGGCTCATGAAATTGCCACAATGAGTGAGAGAGCGGCCTCTGAAAATGCTATTGCTCAAATTGAGTTAAACAAGGCTGAGGCTCAGTCTGGCTCTCTGTTTATTGGTGGATGGCGACCTTTTGTTGGGTGGACTTGCGGAGTAGGCCTTGCCTATAACGTGATTATATCTCAGATACTTTCTATCTGGTTTGAAGTTCCTACAGTTGACCCCTCTTTGCTAACGCCTGTTCTAATGGGTATGTTAGGCATGGGAGCCATGCGTTCATACGAAAAAAAGAATTCGGTAGCAAGGGAAAAGTAATGGCAGGAATTCCAGATGAAGAGTCAGGCCTTTTAGACATGATTAAGCGTCATGAAGGCGTTAGAAGTAAGGTTTATGTCTGCTCAGGTGGGTATGAAACAATTGGAGTAGGACGTAACATCTCGGAAACGGGATTAGGTCTTGATGACAAAGAAATAGCATACCTTCTTAGTAATGACATCTTAAGAATAAGAAAAGAACTTGAGGATGAATACCCTTGGTTCTCTAGGCTAGACACTGTAAGGCAAGATGCTTTAATAGATATTTCGTTTAATTTAGGACAAACTGTTCTTAGAAAATTTAAAAATGCTTTACATGCAATGTCTAAGAAGCAATATGAGCAAGCGGCAGATGAATTTATGGACTCCCGATGGAGCAAACAAGTTGGAAACAGGGCTGTAGAAGTTACCAACATGATTAAATACGGAGAATATCAGTGAGCAAAGGTGGCGGTGGCGGATCAATGACTAGAGGCGGTAACCAAGGCGGTTACGGTCAACAGCAAGGCGGAGGCTTTGGCCGTCAAGGCGGAGGCTTTGGCAGTCAAGGTGGAGGCATTGTAGCCAACAACTATGGTCAGCAAGGCGGCGGATATGGCGGCGGCTCACAATTTCCTTCTAGAGGTAACGCTAAAGGCGGCTTAGGGGGATCGATGGGTTCTCAAGGCGGTTTTGGCGGACGATACGGCAATCAAGGCGGTTATGGCGGAGGTTATGGCCGTCAAGGGCAAAGTTCCGAACCTTTCGACCAAATTGGTTTTCCTGAGCAAAGGTTTGGAAATCAAGGAGGATTTTCGACACCACCACCACCACCAAGAGGAGGAATGGGCGGTTACGGTCAACGTGGCGGTTACGGTCAACAAAGTAGCTATGGCGGCAAAGGCGGTCTAGCGCCCCCTCCTACGAGCGGTCTTTATGGGCAAGGTCGTTACGGCTCTTCTCAGCCTAGAAATCCTTATCAGTCTTCACCAAGAAATTATGGAGATATGGGAAGAACTGCATTAGGCGGTAAGGGCGGAAACCAGAACCCACCACCACAACAGGGCGGAGGATTTTCAACTCCACCACCACCGCCAAGAAGAGGAGGCGGATTTGGAGATAACGGTGGGACTGCCACAAATGGGATGGATATTAATCCCCCAAGAGGAGGAATGGGTGGCTCTATGGGCGGAGGTGAGGGTGGAAGAAACTATACAGACCCGACAACTGGAAATGAAATGTATCAGCCGCCAATGCCAACAGTTCCTGAAGGCACAATGCAACGTATGGTAATGCCACCGGCAATTAATACGGCAACAGGGCAACCAAATCCTTTTGGAGGGTTTTCAGACTTAAACGCCGCGCTGAATAAGCCACAGATAGACCCTGCATCTTTATACTCTGATCCTAATATGGGTATGGGCGGTAAAGGCGGACAACAACTTCCACAGATGAGAACGCAGGGGCCAGAAAGCCTTAGAATGCAAGGGACACCATTGCAACAGATAAGAACGCAGGGGCCAGACAATATAGGCGGGGGAAGAATGCAACCGCAACCGATGCCATCGATTTTTGCTCCGCAACAACCCTCCGGCCCCCCGGCTCAACCTGCATTTCAGGGTACATTAGGCAATCAAATCATGCGCCAAGTGTTTAATCAGCCTGATAACCTTAATTTTGGCGGTGGTGATTTACAGCGTCAGCAAGCGATGGCGAATGAGGCGGCTCAAATGTTCCAATCCCAACAGAATCAGGATTATGTGGCAAGGCCTGCAATAATGAGCGGTATTGGTAGCATGGGTCAAATTCGTAGACGTTAATAACGGAGAATAAAATGGCGTTAACTAAGTTACAGTTTTCTCCCGGAGTTAATAAGGAAGGCACAGACTACACTGCTGATCAGGGTTGGTTTGACTCTGATAAGATAAGGTTTAGGCAAGGCCGTCCTGAAAAAATAGGCGGATGGGAAAAGTTTACAACCAATTTTTTCTTGGGCGTAAGCAGGTCTTTACATCGTTGGGCATCGTTATCTTTCACAAAATATATAGGGGTGGGAACTCACCTTAAATTCTATATAGCTGAAGGTAACAACTTTAATGATGTTACGCCCATACGATTAACAACCTCAGCAGGTGACCCAAGGTTTGCCGCAACTAACGGCTCATCCATAATAACCGTGACAGAAGCAGGTCATGGCGCTGTTGTAAATGATTTTATAAGCTTTACATCTGCCGCAACATTAGGTGGAACAATTGTAGCCTCAGTTTTAAATCAAGAGCATCAGATAGTTTCAGTATCTTCGTCAAGCGTATACACGTTCATTGCTAAAGATACATCTGGAAATATAGTTACAGCCAATGGCAGTGACTCAGGAAATGGTGGCAGTAGCACCGTTGGAAAGTATCAAATTAATACAGGTCTTAACGCTTACGTTTCAAGCACAGGCTTTGGAGCAAGTGCGTGGGGTTCTGGAGGATTTGGTTCTGCCAGTGATATTAGTTCAGGCAATCAGTTAAGGCTTTACAGTCAAGACAACTTTGGTGAGGATTTAGTTCTTAATGTCAGGGGTGGAGGAATTTACTATCATGACACATCAGGTGGATTAGCCACTAGAGCAGTTGATATTTCTGAGATTTTAGGACAATCTAACGCACCAACAATTGCTCTTCAGGTAATGGTTTCTGACATTGATCAGCACGTTATTGCGTTTGGAGTTAATCCTTTAGGATCATCAGCAATTGATCCTTTGTTTATTCGATTCTCTGATCAACAAAATGCAATTGACTGGACACCCACAGCTACTAACACAGCAGGCGGTGTAAGAATCAACTCAGGGTCAATAATCATTGGAGCAATCCAAGCAAGGGAAGAGATACTTATATTTACAGATGTTAGCCTGCACTCAATGCGCTTTGTTGGCCCTCCCTTTGTATTTAACTTCTCAACAATAAGCACAGACACTTCTATGATTTCTCCTAACGCGGCTGTTAACGCTAGGGGTTCAGTGTTTTTTATGGACGAAGGTGGATTCTTTGTTTACAACGGATCAGTACAGCCATTGCCTTGTTCGGTAAAAGATTATGTTTTCTCAAACTTAAACATTGGTCAGGCATTTAAAGTATTTGCCGCTGAAAACTCAGCGCATTCTGAGGTTACTTGGTTCTACCCTATAGGAACAGGAAACACAGAGATAACAAATTACGTCACTTACAATTACGAGGAAAACCTTTGGTCTATAGGAACGCTGACTAGAGGCGCATGGTTTGACTCTGGTTTGGGTAACTTCCCTCTAGCGTCTTCTGTTATTACTGACACTGATCAAAACTACCTTTACGAGCATGAGAAGGGGTTTGACGATGACGGGCTACCTTTGACTGCTTATGTAGAGTCGGGCGATCTTGAGATTGGTGATGGAAACGCATTTATGTTTATGACTGGTATTATTCCAGACTTTTCCTTTAAAGGGACTGACCCGTCTGTTGATATGACTATTAAGGGTAGAGATTACCCCTTGCAGGATACATCGACTCTTGCAACGACTACAATAACAGCAAACACCACAGAGTCTCATATAAGGGCAAGGTCAAGACACCCAGTCATTCGTGTTGAAAGCAATGGCGAAGGCTATGGTTGGAGACTAGGAACGCTTAGAATAGATGTAAGACAGGATGGTAGACGATAATGGCTACAGTTAAGACACCTTTGCCAGTTGCTAGAGAAGAATACGATCAGGCTAACGAAAACAGCACTAGACGGTCTTTAGAGTTTGCTTTGTCAAATGCAGATAACGAGATAGACGTTGCAAAGCGGCAGAGTGATAAAACAGGCTCTTTAGCCTTACGTAGATTCCAATTCTTATTGATGGGTGCTTCATGAGTGACGCAATTAAAATCCTTGGTCAGCTAGATGTATCAGCTACCACTGTAACAGTTTTGTACACAACGCCTAATATAACGCAGACAACGGTTAGTTCTCTTGTTATATGTAACAGGTCAGGCAGTGCAATTACGTTTAGAGTCAGCGTTCACGTTGCAGGAGCGAGCGCAGATGACAAACAATTTATATTCTTTAATCAATCACTTGCGGCTGAAACCTCTCAGACCGTAGTAATCGGTATTTGTTTAGGACAGAATGATGTCATGAAAGTATACTCAAGTGCGGCTAATGTAAGTTTTAACCTTTTTGGCGTGGAG